CCCTACAGAGAACTGCTAATCGAGGGAGTGTCTCGACCGGGTATGATATTGATAACTCTTTGAAGTTAGAAGATGATAACACAGAGGGAATGGCAAAAAATTTCACTGGTGATGGTGATAGAAGAACTTGGACATACAGTACTTGGGTAAAAAGAACAGAAATTACTGGTTCTGATGCTTTTCATTTATTTGGTGCATCATATAGCAATATACAATTTATGACTAATGACCTATTAAGGGTTGAATTATATGATGGTTCTAATACTCGTTATGCTGACTTAAACAGAATATTTCGTGATACTTCCGCTTGGTATCATATAGTAGTGACACTTGATACTACACAAAGCACCGCAGCAGATAGAGTAAAAATCTATATTAATGGGGTGCAAGACACATCTTTTAATAATAATACATATACCAATATGTCTCAAAATGATCAGTTTGATTTTGGTTCAGCATCAGCCAATTATCAGTTTGGGTATTATTTTGTAGGTGGTGCTAATGATAGAAGATTTTGTGGTTATGTAGCAGAAACACATTATGTAAATGGAACTGCATTAGATTGTACTTCTTTTGGTGAATTTGATGATGATACTGGTATTTGGATTCCTAAACAATATTCAGGCTCACATGGAACTAAAGGTTTTTATTTAAAATTTGATGATTCTTCTAATTTGGGCAAAGACTCAGCAAGTAGTGGTATAGGAGATTTTACTTTAACCAACATCTCATCAGCCGACCAAGCTACTGATACACCTACTAATAATTTTTGTACTCCACTTTTAATTCAACCTTATAATGGTACAGATAGTATTTCACATACAGAAGGTGGCACAAAACTTACAACAGCTGCAGGCTCAGGTTGGAGAACTAATATGGCAACCATATCTTTGTCCAGTGGTAAATGGTATTTTGAAGCAAAGCATCCTGGCACGATTGATGGTGATGCAATTATGACAAGTATTGTGCCTACTGCTAGATTTGGAAACAGTGCCTATGCAGAGTTCTATGGCGGTCAATCAAGTGGCGATGGGTTAGGATGGTATTGGGATTCAACAAGATTTAGGTATGATGATGGAAGCACCATTAGTCCACCTACCAATACTGTAAATTCAGGTGACATTTTATGCATCGCATTAGACATGGATAATAATTTTGTTTATTCAAGAATAAATGGCGGTGCTTGGCATAATAATGGTTCAGCCGATGGCGATCCGACAAGTGGTTCTAGTGGTACAGGTGGTTTTGCGGTTGCAGACGAACCTCACATGATTTGCACATCTATGTATCAATCTAATAAAAACTTCTTTGTAAACTTTGGTGGCTATAACGCTTTTCCAGTATCTAGTGCAGAAAGTGACTCATCAGGATATGGGGTTTTTGAATTTGCACCGCCTTCAGGCTACTATGCAATTTGCACTAAAAACTTAGCGGAGTACGGATAATGGCTTATACAACAATAGACGATCCAAGCGCCCATTTTCAAACTACTCTTTATACAGGGAATGGTACAGACAATCATGCAATTACTAATGGTGGTAATTCAGATTTAGCTACAGACTTAGTTTGGATCAAATATAGAACAGCAGGTGTAAGTCATGTGCTTTACGATAGCTCAAGAGGTGCAACCAAAAGACTGTACCCTGATTTTGATGGTCAAGAAGCCACACAAACTGCAGGTGTTAAGTCTTTTGACAGTGATGGTTTTACACTTGGCACAGCAGGAGCATCTAATGCTAATAATATTCCTTTTGTATCATGGAATTGGCATGCAAACGCAGGAACTAAAACCACTAATACAGACGGAGATATAAATTCAACAGTACAGGTAAACTCTGATGCAGGATTTAGTATTGTTCAGTATTCACCTTCAAACAACACAGCAAGAAGTATAGGTCATGGATTGGGTACAACACCACAGGTTGTTTTAACAAGAGCTTTAAACAGAACTGAAAATTGGAGAATGTTTCACAGTGGTGCAGGATCAACAGGCTCATTAACTTTAGATACAGATGCAGCATATAATTCAAGTACAGTTTTGCATACTGGTGTGACATCAACAACTTTTGGAGTAGGCACAGATTTTAGTGTTAATGGTGCTTACAACTATGTAAGTTGGGTTTTTGCAAACAAGAAAGGTTTCAGTAAACATGGAAAATACACTGGAAACGGAAGTTCAGATGGTGTGTTCGTACATACAGGTTTTAAGCCTGCATTCGTTATGTATAAAAGTACAGAAAGTGGTGATGGTTGGTTTATGTTTGATGCTGCAAGAAACCCAACCAATGTTTCAACCAATCAAACTTTAAGGGCTGATACAAGTAGCGCAGAAGGTGCAAGTAAAGTAATAGATTTCTTTTCTAATGGTTTTAAACTCATGAATAGTGACAGCGCACATAACGGCTCTGGTGTAAGTTATATTTATATGAGCTTTGCTAGTAACCCCTTTGTTACCAGTAATACAGGCGGATCAATACCAACAACAGCTTTTTAGATTTTAATAAATGAGGTAGAATAAAAATTATGTGGGCATTAGTAGAAAACAACGAAGTAAGCAAGGTCTTTCCAAGACCTAAAGCTATAACCATTGGGGATGTTAATTATCCTTCCAATATCTTTAGCGTATGGTCAAGCGATGATCTTGAGGGCATTGGTATATATGAGGTCGTTATTGATAACACCAATTATAAAAACCCTGAATATTACATTAACACCAATCAATCATTTAATTTTGCAAATGATACAGTCACAGCTTCTTATGGAACTGCAACTGCAAGGCCATTAGATGATTCAACCAATGATGATGGTGTTGTAACTAAAGGCCTTAAAACATTACATAAAGAAGTTATAGATAGCCAGGCTTATGGATTGTTAGAACCAAACGATTGGTTGGTTGTACGAAATCAAGAAGCAGGTACAGCGATACCTTCAGATTGGTCAACCTTTAGAACTAATGTTAGATCAACCGCATCAACCATGAAGGGTTTAATTGATGATGTAAGCGATGTTGATGGTTTAGCAGCACTCTATGTTTACGATCCTGAAACAGACACAAGACCATTAGGAGAATGGCCTACAGCTCCATCTTCTTAATGACACATAAACCAAGCTCTTATACAATAAGGCTATGGCATTATTTCCAATAACACCCCCAGCAGGGATCGTAAAAAACGGAACTGACTACGCTAACAAAGGTCGTTGGGTAGATGGTGATTTAGTTCGTTTTGAGAATGGCTACCTAAAACCTATCGGTGGTTGGGATAAATTAAGAGATACAGCACTTACAGGGGAAATTATTGGTCTATTCGCATATAAAGATAATAGTGCTGAAAATATTTTAGCAGTAGGAACTAGACAAAAAGTTTATGTTTTATACAACGATGCTTGGACAGAAATAACACCCGCAGGCTTCGTTAATGATGCGAGTGATGATCCTTTGGGCTATGGTGCTTACACTTACGGATCTGAAGATTACGGAGATGCAAGAACACAATCTGGGTTACTCTTACAAGCAGGTTATTTTTCTTTTGATAACTGGGGTGAAGATTTAATTTTTACCTTTTCTAAAGATGGCAAAATTTACAAATGGCGACCAAACTCAGGCGGTACAGCCGATACTATTGCTACCGTAGTTACTAATGCACCTCAAGGTAATTTATCTACACTTGTTACTAATGAAAGGCATTTAGTGGCTATAGGTTCAGCAAGTGATCCAAGAAAAATAGCATGGTCAACTAGAGAAGATCGTAATACTTGGACATCCAAAGCAACTAATACCGCAGGTGATTTAATTATACCTACAGGTGGACGGGCTTTGTTTGGTGTTAAATTTAGATCCGATGTCATAATTTTTAGTGATACAGGTATTAACAGAATGTTTTATTCTGGCTCACCTTTTGTTTATGGTATTGCCGATGCAGGAACAAACTGTAAATCTGTTAGCCCAAAAGCTGTAGTATCCACAGGTAACTTTTTAGCATGGATGGGTGAAAACTCATTTTTTGTTTATGACGGTACAGTTAGAGAAATTAAATGTGATGTGCATGATTATGTTTTCGATAACATTAATGTTGCGGGTAGAGCAGCATCGTGGGGTGGACACAACTCTAACTTTAATGAAATATGGTGGGGATTCCCTGTAGGCGATTCTCAATATTCATCAAACAAATATGTGATATGGAACTATGTTGATAATGTATGGTCAATAGGTTCAATGGATCGTGGTGCATGGATTGACCAAGGTGCATTTACTTACCCAATATCAGGTGATTCTAGTGGTTTTGTTTATGAACACGAATCAACCAGCTTAGAGAATTCACCAAGCATAGGATCACAAGTACCGTTTTGCCAAACAGGCCCAATACAAATAGGCAATGGCGATAGGTATGTGCAATGCAATCAGATAATTCCAGACGAAGAAGCAAACTCTTTACCTGGCGTAACCCTTAGTTTTAAAGGTAAATTTACTCCTTTAGGCCCTGAAACGGACTTTGGTAGCTTTACTTTTGAAAATGATGGTTATACCGATGCTAGATTTACTGCTAGACAAGTACAAATGACAGTCACAGGCGGTAAAACTCAAGACTTTCAAGTTGGTAATATACGCTTAGATATTAAGAATAGAGGCAAAAGATAATGGATTTATCCTCACAACGACAGTACATACAGCGTGCTATCAATGTTAAATATTCTTTTGCAGCTACTACACAACAAACCATATATACAGCACCTACTGGTGGTGACTTTGACTTTGTTATTGTGAAAAGTTTTTTAGCTTGCGATCATGGTAATCAGCAAACTAATTTAGATGTATCAATTACTGATACTGGCTCTACTGAATTTTTTATTTATAAACAAAAAAACATAGCAGCACACGCTACTGAAGAATTAGTTACCAATGCAGGTATTGTTCTATTACAAGGTGAAATATTAAAAGCACAAGTCAATCATGCAAATATTGACTTGGTTTTAAGCATTATTGAGTATGGAAAAGGCGACTAATATTGTTGAGTTCCCAAGCAAAGATCCTTGGGAGATTGAATGGAATCGCTGTAAACATTGGATTGAAAAGGCTTTAGAACATCAAGATTCCTATACAATTAATGATGTAAAGGATAAAATAAGAAATGGATTATTCCATTTGTGGCCAGGAAAGCGTAGTGCAATGGTCACAGAGTTTGTAATATTTCCACAAAACAAAGCAATGAACTTGCTATTATGTGGTGGAGATTACACAGAATTAGAAGAAATGTTGCCTTCCTTAGAGGCATTTGCAAGAGCCGCAGAATGTAAAAGGCTTTATGGCGGTGGTAGAAAAGGATGGCTACGAAAAATAAAACATTTAGGTTTTGAATCTGAATATTTAATTAAAAAAGAATTATGAGTAAAGGATCACAAACAACATCATTAGACTTACCAGAATATCAGAAGCAACAACAACAAGAGTTGTTTCAAGCCGCAAAAGGTATGGCTGGCCAACCATTTGTACCCTATACAGGGCCATTGGTTGCTGGATTTAATCCAGATCAGTTAAGACAATTTCAAGCTACTCGTGGTTTATTTGAAACTGGTATGCAGTACGATCCTATGGTTGGGTTGCGTGGTTTATTAGCCGCACCCGATCCACGCACGCAAGCAACAACACTACAACAGTATCAGTCACCGTTTCAGCAACAAGTTATAGATTTGACTACTGCTGATATCCAAAGACAAGCTGATATAGCTAGACAAAAAGCACAAGATGCTGCACTAGGCGCAGGTGCTTTTGGTGGTTCACGATCAGCTATTTTAGAAGCAGAATCACAAAGACCATACGCAGAAACTATAGCAAGAACTTCTGCTGGTCTAAGACAAAGAGGTTTTGACCAAGCACAAAGAGCAGCCGATGAACAAAGAAGATTTCAATTAGGATTGCTTAGTGGCTTACAAGGAGAACAAACAAGAAGATTGGGTATGCTTGGAGATATCGGCAGACAACAACAAGTCTTGCAACAACAAGCACTCGGTATTCCTTATCAAGAGTTCCAAAGAGCCTTGGCTTATGGGCCTCAACAACTTGGTTTATTACAAGCTGGATTGGGTACACCTTTAACTCAACAAACCACACAAAGAGAAACAGGTGTTGGAGATATATTAGGAAGTGCTGCTCAATTAGCTGGTATGTATTATTTGGGACAATCAGATGAAAGACTAAAAGAAAACATAGAGTATGTTGGTAAATCTAGTGATGGTCATAATATCTACACTTGGGATTGGAACGACAAAGCAAAAGAACTTGGTATTGATAATCCAACAAAAGGTGTTATTGCACAAGAAGTTATTAAATATATGCCTGAAGCAGTTAGCAAAGATGCTAACGGCTACTACATGGTTAATTACGGAGCTTTATAATGCCACTATTAAGAATACCACCTAATATGTCAAATAATAGTGGAACATTAGCAGAGATTCAAAGAACTGCATCTTTGTTAGCTGGAACACCTGCAAATGTGCCATTAAATACTTATGATTTAAAAAATCCAATGAGCTTAATGACAGCATCTCCAACATTCAAAATGCCTGGAGTTTCTTCTGTAGATCCAAGTTTTGCACCAGCATTTCAACCAAGAATAGGTGACACAGGAACAAGTTTTGGCCCATCAACAGGTATTGCACCTGGATTTCAGCCAACGCTTGATAAAGAAGAACTTGCAACTGGTGTTGATGCTGAAAAGAAAAGATTAAAAGGTGAAAAAAATGCAAAACTAGGATTTATGCTTTATGCTCTCGGTGGCGCATTAAAAGGCGATCAAGATTTTGTGCAAAACACTTTTGCTTTGAAGGCATTAAAAGATAATGAAGAGAAACAAGAAAAGCAAAAGAAAAATTTCCAAAACTTTCTTAAAAAACTTGATCCAAAATCTGCCTTTTATGATTTGGCAAAAGCTCTTGGCCCAGAAAAACTACCTGAGTTGTTATTAGAACAATACAAATCAACAATTGAACCAGTAGATCCTAGTAAAGCAATAAAAGGAGAGGAGCTTGCAGTTTTACAAAAGTTAAAAAGTGTAAATGGTGATCTCACTCAATTAAATGATTATGAAAGAAAAGTTTATGAAAACTACATTGGCAGAAAACCTGGTATAGCAGAACAATTATTAGCAGGTATGCTTTCAGGAGAAACCTCTGTATCTGGTGGCGGTGATGATCCGTTGGTTATTACACAGGTAAACCCATGATATGCCAACATATCGAATAACAAACCCTGATACTGGAGATACTCTCACAGTAGAAAGTAACAGACAGCCAACTCAACAAGAGGCTTTAAATATATTTGCTCAACAGGGCAAACAATCCATAGAAGAACAAGCCTTTGATTTGGGGATTACTCCATTTGGAAAGTCTAAAGAAGAACTTATAGCTGATATAAAAGAAAAACAAGAAATAGATTTAATTTCTGGTAGAACACCAAAAGAAGATACAAGACCTACAGAAAAAGAATTAAAAAGAGATCCTAAATGGATTGCTGCTGCTAAAAAAGTATATGAACTTAATGAGGGAGCAGATGCACCTAAATTAGATTCAGACGAACAATACGCTAACTATGGTATGAGGTATATGGGTTGGTTTAACTACAATCTTCCAAAAATGACTTTAGAAGCGACACAATTAACTCAAGCAACCGATGACCAAAAAACTGCTTTTGTTGATTTAATGGATATGTACGATGAAAAACAGGCTAGTCTTAAAGGTTTTGGTAGGGCTGTAGCTGGGTTAGCTGTTGATCCAACAAGTTATATTGGCATAGGTACGGGCGGTGCTGCAATCGCTGGCGCACAAGCATTTAAACAAGGAATAAAGGCTGGTGTGAGAGAGGCAACAAAAGCTGGTCTAAAACAGGGTACAAAAGTAGGAGCAATGACTGGTGCTGCATATACAGCAGCAGATAACGCTTTAAGGCAATCAACAAGAATTACTGCTGGAGAACAAGAATCTTTTGATATTTTGCAAAATGCAAAAGCAGCAGCTTTTGGTGGTGTTATTGGTGGCACACTTGGTGGATCTGTTGGTGCTTTAGGTGCAAGGGTTTCTGCTAAAGCACAAAAAGCAGCAGATCAAGATACTTTTGTTAAACAAACACAAAAAGAAGTAGCAGAAGAACAAGAGCAAGTAGATTTAATATATGATTGGGCTGATACTGTAACTGGTCAAGATGTACCAAGGACAACATTTTCAAGAAGGGCCGCAGAAAATGCAAGGGAAGAATTAGGAGAATCAACACCTGACACGCAAATAGATCTTGATTTAGGATTAAATCAAAAACTTATAGATGTTGGTATAGAAATATTAGATAAATTAAAAATAGCAAGAAACCCTAGCATACAAATATCAGACCAATTATTTGATGTATTAAATTTAATGCCAGAAATTCCTGAATATAAACAGGTTGTTGTTGATGTTCTTAAAAGAAATAATTTAACAGATCCAACCCAATTAACTGATTTATTTAAAATAGGCGTAAGCGATGCTGGTAAAAAACTTAATCAATTAAGCATTGCAGCTAAAAAACTAATTACAGTTGTAGATGAATTATCTGGAAATGCTCCCAAAGAAACATGGACACAGAACTTATTTAGAAAATTTGGTGAAGGTATTTATGCTTTAGATAATATAAGAAGAGGTCTGTTGGTCAGCCAAATAGCTACTTCTGCTCGTAATTTTACTGCACAAGTCGGCAGAGTTGGTATGCACACTTTAACTCGTGCAATAGACGATGCTTTAAACGCTACATTTAATCCAGTCAGAAGAATTTTTGGGAAAGAAGAAAGGGCTTTTGACCATACTAGAACATTTAGACTTTTAACAAATTTAACTTCTAATAAAAAAGATGCAAAAGATATTACAGATTTTATCATTGAGCATTTTGCATTTGAAAAAAATAGACTGTTTACCAACTATGCTTCAGATGTAGCAGATGCTACTGGAGCAAAAAGATTCAAACGCGCACAAAAACTGGTTGATGCTCTTAATGTATTCAACAGGATGCAAGAATATTTTTATAGAAGAGGAATGTTTGCTACCTCGCTGGAAGAATCTTTAAGAAAAAAAGGGGTAAGCCTAAAAGATGCAATAGCGAAAAATGATCTTAGTAAAATAACTCAAGAAGATGTTGCGCGAGCAGTAGATGATGCTCTTAAATTTACTTATGCAAAAACACCAGAAGGGAAAGGTCTTGGAGCATTATTTGTAAAATTTTCTAACAGTATTCCATTTATCACGACAGGCGCAATTCCTTTTGGTAGATTCATGGCAAATGCTGTTGAGTATCAGTTTAGACATAGCCCGCTTGGGTTTGCATCTTTGTTAAAACCAAAAGAAATGGCTGCCATTGTAAAAGGAGATACAGAAAAATTAAGTCAAGCAATACTGGGAACTTCAATATTAATGGGTGCAATAGAAGCAAAGCGCAGAGGTTTTGGTGGTGAAAAGTGGTATGAATTAAAAACAGAAGATGGTAAAAGAATTGATGCTAGGCCGTATTTCCCACTAACTCCATATCTATTAGTTGCAGACTTAGTTGTAAGAGCAGAAGATGGAAGAATACCACCAGATGCAAAAGATATTTTACAGGGTTTAACTGGCGCACAGTTTAGAACTGGTGCTGGTTTAGCATTAGTAGATGATCTTGTTAATGATCTTGCTGGAGTTGATAGTGAAGAAAAATTAGGCAGAAAAGTGACAAGATTTGTTTCAGATGTATTAGGCGGGTATTTAACTCCTTTTAGAATGTTCGGTGATTTTCTTAA